CAGTTTATCTTCGTTTACCTCCTGTCCCACTAAAATTTAGAGAGGCTATAACAAGACAGAACTATTCAAAGGCTAAAAGAACAGCATGATTAATCACATACTCTAAGATATTTGGATCTTCACCTAGAGAACAAATCAGAAAAGATTATTGCTCCACTACTGCTTTTGCTAGAGATGATCCTGACGGTCATGCTGCCGTTTGTAAATACGCAGAAAATTTAGCAGATTATTATCAAGAGTTTTGCCCGGAGATATTCGACTTTCATAAATCTATCATAGATGAGAAAGTGAGAGATGATTGGGTTATAGAAAAATCACCATTTACCTCCGGGATAATTAACAAAAATAATGCCTTAAACTATCACTTTGATAGAGGAAATTTCAGTGACGTTTACTCCAATATGGTCGCATTGAAACACGATGTTAGAGGAGGATATTTGTCTATGCCTGCTTATAATATCGGATTAGAAATTGCAGATAATTCCGTTTTATTCTTTGACGGTCAAAAGATTCTACATGGAGTCACACCAATTACTTATCTGAATAGAGATTCTTACAGATACACGATTGTATATTATTCCCTTAAACAGATGTGGAAATGCGAATCACCGGAGGAGGAATTGAACCGGATCAAAAAGAGAAAAACTGAAAGAGAAACAAAAAGACTTCATAGATTACAAGGAAAAATACCTCAAGAAATTGTTTAATGAAGAATTAGGAGTTTTCATAGGAATACCCTCAAAAAGCCGTCCCTTTAGAGTAAAAGAACAAGAAAAACTAATGGGTTGTAAGCCTACTTGGTTTGTTCCAAGAGAGGAGGTTAAACAATATGAGGATGAAGGAGCCATTACATTTCCTTGCGATGAAATAGGTTTACCTCAACAAAGAAATTATGCGCTAGAGGAGGCTTTCAAGAATAATCAAACTGCCGTATTATTGGACGATGATCTAATTGGATTTAATTTCATATACCATGATAAAACTCTAAAACCATTAACATTCGTAGAAACCGTCCAAGCGATGAAAAGAGAGGTTAACATATTCAAATTAGCCGGAAATTCATCAGGCACTAATCTATTTTGGTATGATCCTAAAAGACCAACCTCAAAAAAATCTCCGGTTGGAGGCATATTCCTAATAAAACCAAGTGAGCCAAGATATGATCCGGCTCTAAGATATAATGAAGATATGGATTTTAGTATTCAGCATTATGTAAAATACGGAGGATTAATCAAAATAAACTATATTCAAAATAAATTCTTTGAAGCAACTATTGATATGGAAACAAAGAAAGTCAAAAAACCACTTGAAGGAGGTATTGATTACAATGATGATGATTTTGAAAATGCCTTTAATCATCTTCTAAATAAATGGGGAAACAGAATAAGGCGTTCAAAAACAAAATACGAAGTGATTATGAGATGAATCTTTTACATCTATCAGAGCCAAAATTTGGAGGTTGGGTTAGTTATACGGCTCATTTAATGCTCCGTGATTATTCCGGAGAGCATATTTACAAGACTTCAAAACGATTAGAGAAAAAAACAAGAGATTTTGGCTTTGGAGTTAGGTATCAGAATATTCCAAAAGAGGCTATGAAGATGATGGATAACCAAATAGTATTGTCATTTGATCCTAAACATGAGGATTGTATTCCATATCTTAATGAGCCAACTCTATTAATGCACGATACAGCAGAACCTAAAAGACGTTTAACGGATTTTTATCAATCCTGTAAAAGAATCATAGTAAATAGAAAAACCCTCAAAACTTTTCTAAAAGAGGAGTATGAACTTGAATCTGATCACGTTGAAATGCCCTTTAATCCCTATCCAATACCGGAAACAGATTGGAGTAAAAAGACAAAGGCTCTAAATTTGGCTAGAGTAGAATACAGAAAAAATCAAGATATTATCTGTATTGCAAATCAAACTCTAGGAGATAAATTCATTGAAATATACGGTAAACGTAATTTGCTCTATGTCTTTCATAATCTCAAAGATTTAGGCTTTGATAAATACGCAAGAGGACAAAAGAATACAGGAGCATATCCCCATGATTTTGAAACTCATACTAAAATGCTAGAAGATTGTAAATTTGTAGTAGATTTAGCAAAATATGTTAGAGATGGAGGAGGTATGCAATATACATTCTTAGAGGCTATTCATCAAGATTGTGCCTTAATTCTACATAGGGATTGGATAAATCAACCGGGATCAGATTGGAAAGAAGGCTACAACTGTTTTGGAATAGATAATCCTAATGAATTAACCCGGCTTATTCAAGAGAATCCAGATACAGAAAAGATTTGCCGTAATGCTAAAAAACTATTGGATAAACATATCAATTCGGAGTTTAACTTTTGAATATTCTAGCCATTGGCGCACACCCGGACGATATTGAGGAAGGTTGTGCAGGATATTTAATCAAGAAACAAGCGCAAGGGCATAGAATTGGACATTGTTTAGTCACTGACGGATCTAATAGAGGATTAAAAGAGATTAGAGATGTAGAACAAAAGAACGCATTAAACAAATTCCCTTCAACCGTTAAATCATGGAGTCTTGAATACGTTGATTGTCTTACAGAAGGCAATTTACAGGATATTATAGAGGATTTAGAGAAAATAATTAATGAGTTCAAACCGGATATTATCTTCACTCATTTCCCGGAGGACACACATCATGATCATAGATTAATCTCAAAAGCAACTCTTGAAGCCGGACGATACAAAGGACGGATATTTTTTTATGAATCTGCCATAACTAGAGGTTTTGAACCTACTCATTATTGCGATATTACTAGTCATATTGATACTAAAATGGAAATAATTTCATGTTTTGAATCTCAAAGAGAAGTTATTGGAATAAAAGGAGTAAAAGCATTAGCACTATACAGGGCAATACAAAGTAAACAAGAGGCTAAATTTTCAGAATCCTTTAAAGCGTACAGGGATATTCTATAATTACGGAAATGCAATCAAGTGAATATACTCCTTATTTGTGTGGGTTTCAAAAATGTGGACTCAATAGTTTAATCAAATGGTTCCAAGAAACTAAAGGCATTACAGATATTCATACAACAGAAGATATTACAAGCGTCAACTGTATTCCTACTTACAAACCATTTCAGGATAAATGCTATCCAATAGCAATAATTCGGGATAAAATAGAGGCAGTATGGTCAATGTATTGGTTCTTTGGCTATTATCGACAATTTACGCTAGAGGAGTTTATGAAAATAGACAAACCTTCAATTCAATACGGTAATGAAAATCCATGTAATAGAGTAGATTTTGACTATCACTTATCCAAGTTTGAGATTTATTGCGATGAAAAACCGGTTGTCTATAATTTAGATGAACTAAGAAAATTAAAGGAATTTCCAAAAAAGAATATCACTTTTGATATGTTTAAGGAGTATGAAGATCATTTTGGATATAGAGAAATTAACAAAGAGGATAAATCAATCATTAAGGAGGCTCTAAAGAACTACAACAGGGACAATCTAAAGCATAAGGTGAAACTGATATGACTCCATATAATAATCTCAAAGATGTTCCTCACTGGAAATGTCCTAATTGTAATGGATTAAACTCCGAACCTAGAGAAAAATGCCTTGAATGTGATCTACCAAAACCTGAAAAACCTCAATACCGACATAAATTCCATAAACCAAAAGGAAGATTTCAAGAGGCATGAATGAAGCACTATGCCCTCAATGTAACACAATTTTTATCCAAAGATCTTCTAGACAAAAATACTGTAACACCTGTATCATATTAAGACGTAAGAAGCAGAAGGAACCTTTCAGAATAGTGAATATGGTAATATGAGATTATGTAAATGGTGTTATCACGTTAGGATTAAACTCCAAAAAGACCACCCTTATCACCCTAGATGTAAAGGATTATGGGAATGTGAATGTCAATGTAGAGAAAAGATGAGCACTCCTAAAGGTTACAATACTATGCACTATGTAGCAGATGGAATCTTTTAACCCAAAGTTTAATAATCATTAGTGCAAGTTTGCCAATAGGTATAATCATTGGTAAGAAGTAAAAGGTTTGAAGAACGCAAAAACGAAGAAAAAAGATTGGTATTACACACTATTTGTATGCGTATGAGTGAACGTGAGGCTCTAGTTTATCTGAAAACTAGGAATCATGAAATGGGAGTTAACAAATATTATAATCTAAAAGAGGAGATAAAAACCTCCAAAATTAAAACATTACAGGATATAGCATTACATGACGGCTTAATTGAACAGCATTTAGATCGTATTCATAATTTAGAAGTCATAGAACACGAACTATGGCTTACATTCAACTTAGAAACCGATAATTACAAACGTGCCTCAATTCTAACTAAAATCGCAGAAATGCAACCGTATATCTCCGGAGCCTATGACATGACTAGAGTTATCATGGAAAAACAGGTAGAACTGAAGACAGGATATGAAATGCCACAAATACGCAAATGAAAGATCCAAACCGTAGAATCCCATTTTATGGGTTATTAGAAGATGAACTATCAATAAACGAACTAGGCACTGAATTACCTGAACTGCCCAAAAATATGCTAGAGTGGATAGCAGAAGCAAGACCACTAGTTATGGGACGTCCAAGAAACTTTGATTTATTCCCTTTTTACATTCCATTCTACGAAGATAATCACCCTAACATAATGGCAGTTAACGGACGTCAAACCTTCAAAACTACAACCTGTTCAGATATTCTAGGAAATGCCGTTACAGCGTACAATAACGTTGAAGCCGGTTATGTAGCAGATAATGAAGCCCACTTGGGAGCCTTTTCACTACAAAGATTTAGGAAACAAACTATGATACAGAATCCTAAATTAAGACAATTCTTGCCCGGAAAGGGCAGAGCCAATATTGGATCTACTGTTTTACTAAATGACTCAATCGCTTATCTAATGACAGATGAGAATGAATACAACAAAGTTGAAGGCAAATCACTATCTGTCCTAATGTTAGATGAGGCACAATATCAAGATGTGCAGTTCTTATCTAAAGCCTTTTACACCTTATCTCAAACTCATGGAAGATTTTATTGCTTTGGTATTGGAGGAGAAGCAGGATCTCCTTACAATGAAATGTGGGAAAGAACAGATCAAAGGGAATGGGTTTATGATGATCCTGAATGGCGTACTAGATTAGAGTTTGATAATAGAGGCACGATAATTAATGAGCCGGACGAACTAAAGAGCATACTAGCAGGAAGATGGACTCCAAGAAAACCGGAGAATACTCAATACAGAGGTTATCATATGCCTCAAGAGATGTTCGCAACTATTCCGTTAACAATTCGGGACGCCATAGACAAATACAAAGTTCAACCGGAATTATCTATTGAATGGCAACGTGAGAATAATCCTAAATCCATTTATCTTTCTCACTGTAAAGGAGAATTTTTCAAAGCAGAAAGACGTCCAATTACTCCGGAAATGGTCAAGAATTGTATGAATCCTTATCGCTATATGCCTTTAATGACTACCAATGAGATTAAAGAAATTAAAGAAACCTTTGGAAATGAGGTTAGAATCCTTATGGGAGTCGATTTTGGTAGTGGTAGTTCAGCTGGATCATTAACTGTAATATCTGTAATAATTCATTGGCGTAAATCAAAAAGATACCAACTAGCATACATTGATAGACGTCCTCAAGAGAATCAGATTGACCAATCCCGATATATCGCAGATTTATTCCGTAGTGCTAAATGTGACTTTGGAGTAGGCGATTTAGGTTATGGACAGATTCAGGTTAAGTTAATTCAAGATGGAGGCAGAGATTCTAAAGACAATCCATTTAGTGGATTAGGATCTTCTCACTTTGTAGGAGCAAGATCAACCGGAGATCTTCATAAAGAGAGTTCAGAATTTAGAGAAACAACTGACGAGCATGGAACTGAAATATCTAGGATTAATGTTTCCAAAACGGCAGCAATTCAAAAGTTCATAGACCTACTAGAGTGGAATGTATCTCACCCTAATTTCCCGGAGGATAAAACATACAACCGTCCTAAACTTATGATCCCATATCAGAATGATTATGAAGTTGACTTTTTGGTAACTGACCTATGTGCTACAACTAGAAAAGATTTGGAACAGGACGCAGATTTAACAGTTGAAGATCCTAGACAAATGGCTAAAAAAGAGTTTAATCACCCGGCAGATTCTATGATGAGTTTAATCTATTGCTTTTCAGCAGATGAGAACTTTGATGAAGGAGCATATTCGATTAGCAGGACTTCACGCAGTTGACAAAATCTTTCCATAAATGTCCTAAATGTAAGGAGCCGGACGATGAGATGTAAGATTTGTAAAAAATGCACTACATTAAGCCGTGCTAAAAAAAGACACTGTTGGGAACATAACCATTGTCCAAGATGTCACTATCTAGGAAAAACCGGAGCAGGAAGAAAATATGCGTTGTTGTAAATGTAGAAAAGTATCAAGAAGTCCAAAGGCTCCAAATTGGATTGATTATCAGATGTGTTATCGCTGTTACTGTATTAATGTCCTAAATTCTTTGCCAAAAAAAGGCACAGGTGGAACTTACATGGGAGAGCAGAAATACAATGATTTTCACTCAAATTCTTGATTCTTTTATATACGAAAAACAGAATAGTTAAGTAGTAAACTAGTAAACTAATAGTATGAATAAAACCGAAATGCAACAAAAAAAATGCGAAGATTGTGAAAGAGTAGCAAAATTCTATTCTTTCATAAGAGGAGATAACCGAATTATTTTCAAATGTGGTTATCATACTTGGTGGAATGGAACGTTAATGGAAACAGAAAGCAAAGAACAACTAAAACGGGAGTTTGCTATTCATGGTTAATCTTAACTGTCCTAAATCCGATTGCTCCTTTGAGCATAACAACCTAGACGATTTTATTGACCATGTAAAGACTCATGGAGTCAAAACTCCGGGAATTGAGAAAGTTTCTGGAACCTACAAAATTATAGCAAGGAGTTATAGAGATTGAGCCTTCCAAGTGGAAAAAATATTGATTTGTGTAACTCACTTCAATATCAAACTAGAATTGGGCAAGTTTTTGTTTGCCAAATGAAAAGTGAGGTTAATGATAAATGAGCCTCATAGAATCCCTTGATAGAGTTATTGAAGCCCAACTCAAAGCAATCGAACTAGCAGTGGAGGAGATCTGCAAATGAGTCACGAACACGATTCATCTGTTGATATTGATGAGGATATTCCGGAATTTGATGAAGCAGATGGATTTGGATATGGGCTTTGTCGTGCCTGTAAAAAATACGGCAACTGTTCTAATGACGACGGCTATTGCACTGATTGCAATTAGCCTAACACCTTTATTTTATTATTTTTGAATACGATTATGCACTCACTCATTCCTCATGTTCCTACATGGGCAGGAATTGCTATTGCCGTTGGCTTAGCAATAGTTTAATCCGGTTAGGATAACATCAATTTATTCTACAAACCTAACTTTCCACACTTTTTTATAAACACTTTTAGCAATAAACAAGGCAGATAAAACATTGACTTGGAAGAGCCGTTTGGCAAATAGTTTAGGCAAATTGGGTATTCAATCCGAATCTCCTTATCAAAGAAATAATGGAACATCTATGGATATTAATGCTGTAAAAGACGCAATGGCAGGATTTAGTCAGCCAGTTTGGGGAGCAGAAATTAATACAGTTGGAGCATATTCCCGTGAAGGTTATACTTCTAAAACTAGAGATACACCTGTCGTCAAATTTAGAACTCAAGCAAAGGCTATGGAACAAGATGAGGACGTTCAACTAGCAATTAATCACTTATCATCTAAAGTTACAGGAGGAGCGCATTATTGGAAGGCTCAAGACGATATGGTTGAAGATCATATTTCTAAATTCTCTAAACAAATTGACTTTGATTGGTTTGATACTATTTTGGTTAAGGAATTATTAGGCTATGGAAATTCAGTTTGGAAACCACGTTTGGGAATTGCTAACATTAGAAATAAAGACGATTTAATGCAGATACCAATTTCATCTTTTGTCGCAGTATGGTGGGACAGGCAAAGACGTCCTTACAAGTATGAATTTAGAGGAGCAGAATATCAAGGCTATCATAATCCTCAAGACATTATTGCTTTTAATTGGAATCCAGTAAATGGTAGTGTAATTGGTAATGGCTTCATTACTGCTTTAACAGTGCAAAAAACATTTGATCAAATTACACCGGCAGGAACTGAAACTAACACTTTGCCTTCACTACTTGATAGAAAATACTCAACTCACATGACCATGCACATAGCAGAAAGAAGATACATACCTCATAATGTCTATGTCGCAGAAGGAGCAAACCAAGATGAAAGATCTCAACTTGCTAGTGATGTAAATACGCTTAATCCGGGTGAGGACTTTGTAGTTGGTAAGAAAGTAGAAGTTCAAGAATTAGGATCTGGACAGAGAGCCTTTGATCCAACATTATTTAGTGATTTGACTCAAGGAGGAATTTTCAAGGCATTGAATGACTTTAGAGGCAAAATGGCGCAAGAGAGTTCACATCAATTTGCCAATGCCGAAGAATCATCAGTGTTAGACGAAATTGGGCTTGCGTCCTTCCCATTAGCAGTCACTAGACAACTTGAAGCCAAACTTTTCAAACCTTGGTATAATTCCAATCCTATGTATTCAGCCAATTATGGAGGAGGCTTAATTGCTATGCCTTATGATGAGTGTGAATTTGAACTAAACTTTGGACGACAAAAGAAAGTCGATATAGAACCGGAACAGGCTATGAAATTAATTGAAATAGGTATTAGTTCAGGAGCAATTCAAGATCCTAATGAGATAAGAGAATTGCTTGAAGATCATGGACTAGGATTAAGAAAAGAATTTGCAATGGCTCTAATGAATCAATATAATCCTGTCATGCCCGGAATGCCTCAAGTAATGCCTCAACAACCATACCAATTCGATAATCAAACAATGGGCAATCCTCCAATGAACAATCAGAATTATAATACAGAAGGCAATAGATTTGTCCCTGAAAGATATGACGGTCAACCTTCCAATCCAAGACAAAACTTTGCTTGGACTAAAACGCAGTACACGAAAAAACCTCAATTATAGTAATGGACGAATCAATAGCAATCTCCGGTAATTTATCAAGAGTAAAAATTGGAGAAACTGTTTACATGGGTAGGAATATCTCAAGAGATCTTTCTGATAGAATTAATGAAAGAGCAGAAGAATTAGCAAAATATGATTTAACGGAATCAGAAATTATGTTCCAAATTATGAAAGAGTTTGCTAATGGCTCTCATCACGATTTAGCAAGAGAAGATTGGGGAGATACAAATGGTGAATATGATGAAGCCGGCAATCAAACCAATAGTGTCGTAGATACAGGCAAACCGTCCGGCTATTTAGGAGATGATACAAATTGGACGGCAACCGGAGCAAAGATCAATTCAGAGCCATATCCAACTAATTTAGAACCGGCTATCAATCAAAGAAATATTCCGGAGGAGTCATATTTTCCAGAAGTTCCACTTTATGAGGCAAGAAGTAATGAAAGACACGATATGCCTGATTTACTAAAAAAGAGCAATAAAGACGATCAACCCTACATACCTGTAAGAATTATCAATGATGATTTGGAAATGGAAGTTCCAAAGAATGAGCAGATTGAAGATTTAGCAGATGAGGAAGGTGAGCCGGATAAACTGTATTTGGAAACTCCTGAACTAGATGAAACAGAAGATCCTATTACAGAAACTGATGATGATATTACTTGGATAACAGTAAAAGGATCTCATATTCCTGTAAAAAAAGGTGAATCTAATGAGGTGGCTATCAGCAATTTCTTTCACGAAAAACATAAGAAAAGAAAAGCAGATGAGAAAAAAACTCGAGATGATAATAGACGAAGCAAACAAGATCTAATGAAATATGGATTAGATAAGGGTAAAATCAAAACACTAGAAAATAACTACATGAAATCAGATTTATCTATCACAGGTAAAAAATTTGAAACTCACGAAATAACTAAAAGTGAATATAGAAAGTTAATGGGAAATATTGGCGCAGTTGAATATGATATGGCATTAAGAGATTCAAATCATAAAGAAGCAGATAAAATATTTATGAATGCCATTAAGAAGGATTCTGAAAAACTAAATCAATTCAAGAAGGAAATGGAGAATGTAATAGCATTTAACAATGTATTGAAGGATAAGTTAGATAAAGCAACTCATGTTTATAGATTTGTGTCATTTTCAGAATTGGGTAATATGGTAGATGATGGAGTATTTGAAAATAAATATTCTGACTTTAAATCGTTCACTGTTGAGAAACAATCAGATTATTTTAGTGAAAGAGATGTAACAATATCTGTTCCAACAAAAGATATTAAAAATGAATTAACTCCTTTAGAATATACACCGTTTTTTAGAAATACGGATTATTCAAATGAAAAATTAGGAGATTCTAAAAACTCTGAATTTGCTTCTGAAACAGAAGTAAGAATGAAAAATAATACTAAGATACCAAAAGGACTATCCATAACAATTAACACATCTGTTTCAGAAAGTAAGAAAAAAAGAATACAAGAAAGATATGGAAGTCTTGGTAAAATAACATTTGCAGATGAGGAATGGTCACCATGAGTGAGTATAATGGATCATCGAGAGATCCTAAAATCAACCCTATTGTTGCTATTTTAAGTAAACGTGATTCTATGATGAAAGGTAATGTAATGTCACAGATACAAACTTGGTATGATGTAGATCCTGAACCTATTTTCAATGCCTCAATGGAAAATAATATTATTAAAGTTAAAGATGATTATTGGTCATTATCAGAACCACATATCAAGGAAACAAAACAAGAACAAAACCTAGCAACCTTCATTTATCTTGAGAAGGGTAATTGCCCTATTTGTAAGCCGTTTAGCAAGAAAGTATTTGATCTAAATGATAAAGTTCATCGTCCTATTATCCCAAGTGAAGGATTAGGATATACAACAACTCACCCAAACTGCTTATGTCAATATAAGGAAGTAAAAACCACTAAAAAGAAAACTAGCGTATTAACAAAGAAACAGCAAAAGACTTCAACTGCTATAATTAGAGATATTGGAAGGCAAGCCAAGAAGGGCAAACTCCATACCGTTCATCAGGACGGTCACATGAGCAAAAGGACACGAAAAACCAATCCAATTTATGAGATGATTAAACTAAGAGAATCAGTTACAGGAATCAAAAAAGACTTTCAGTGGCTAACAGAATCATATATTTCAAGACTCAAGAAAGTATCTCAAAAAGAAGGTGGTAAATGGCTTATCATAAGAGCCAGTGAAGAAACTGTCACTGACCATAGATCCGAAGGTGAACCGTATAGACGTAAACTATCAGGCATGGAATTATTTGCTACAACTAGAACCTCCATAGGCAAGGATATGGACATTAATCATTATGGAAGGGATTATGCGACAGGAGGTAAAATTGTTGACGCAGAATATGATCCAGAATTGGGACAATCTCAAATGCTAGTTCTTGAACAAGATCCAGAAATATTGGACGCCATTAAGGACGGAACCATTGACGCTGTATCTATTAACGGTGGTGCGCCAAGAGAGTCTAACATTGAATGTGGATCAGATGAGTGTTTTGTAGTCCCTAAAGGAGTGGTTTTGGGTGAAGATGATGGAATAGCATTGACTTATGTAGTGACCAATCCTCAAGGAATGTATTGGAAAGGCAAACACATACCAAACGCAGAGCCGGGAGTCAAGACAACCAAAATAGAAATTCTTTAGCATACTGTATGTGTGAAGAAGATTTTAACCAATGCCAGTGCGATTCTCATAATTGTCCTAAACATAACAAAACTATTCAACGTCCAATTCCTTCAATTCAAAATACTTGGATTGGGTTAAGTGACGCAACCGGAACATCTAGCGCAACTCAAACAGTTTCATTTCCTCCGGGATCATTACTAGATGAAGTTTAATCCATTACTCTGTTCTCCAAGTCCAAGAGATATTAGAGAAATATACAGATTTTATCAAGAAGTGAAAACAGTTTTATCCTAAATTACCACCGTAAAAATATGAAATACTGTAAAAAAGATCTGCTTAATTGTAGAACTTTAACCGAGGCAAACGCCATTCTTGAATCATTAAGACCTTCTGAATCTGCTAGAAAACTAGTTGAAACAGCAATTCCCTTAATGACTTCAACTGACGGACGCCAAAGAAGTATTGCACTAGACTTTATGCACACTGCAATCAAAGAGATTGATGATGATAATGACGTAAAACCAAAGAATGGTAGCGTTGAACCACCAACCTCAGAAGCAGTGGAAACCTCCAATACTCAACCGGGTGATTCTACTAACCACCAATCCACTTCTACCACAGGATTGACAGGTGAAGGAACCGAAGAACCTGTTGAAGCCGGAGCAATCGCAACTGAAAATCAAATGAAAGAAGGATTTGGTCAACCGGGAATGCCTCAAGGTGTTCCACCTCAAATGGATCCTGCTTTACAACAAGCAATGGTTCCACCGGGCGCAATTCCTCAAATGAACAATGAACAAATGATGCAACAAATGCGTTACACTGTTCAGGAATCATTAAGACCAATCGTTTCAGAGATTAAATCACTCAAAGAAGGATTAGTTGCTTTAGATGGTAAAGTTCAAGAAACCGTGCAATCACAAACCGTCGCATTAGATATTCCTATGAAATCAAATGCAATTCCTGTAAGAATCCAAGAAACAGAACCGGGCGCAAAATCAAGTCCTGCTGAAAAATCTAGATTCAATAAACAAGAAGTAGCATTATCAATGGAAAGAATGAACGACGAATTATCAAGACCGGGTGTCCAATAAACACCGGATTTTTCTTTTTTATTATATACTAAAATGCAGTAAACTAGTAAACTTATTATAGTAAACTAGTTAACTAATAGTATGATTACCGAAATGCAACATTTAGAAATGACCGAGCAGATCATTTCTAAGCACGAAAAATCTATGGAACCACTTTTTGGAGTGGACTATGGAATAGCAAAATTAGTCAGAGACGGCAGATCTTTCCGTATTTTTGTAAAAGAGATCGAAAAAACAAAAAGTGGCAAAGCAATTTTAGCAGATGTTGAAGTCTTTGTAGATAAGGACAATAAACCTTTTGCTAGAATTAGTGGCGTGACTTATCTCCCAAATTTTGTAGTGGATAACAAGGACGTTTACTGGATCCTTGAAAATAAAATCTCCGGTAAATTAAGTGACGAACCGGAATATATGCAAATTACAGGTGAGTATATTCCTAGAAAATATACTGCTAGAATGTATCGTCATGCCTACGATACTTCAAAGAGTGCCGAACAAACTCACCTTGACTTCCTCAAGTCTTTTTATGAGGATAAAAATCGAGTTGAAGCAAAAATCAATATCGAGATTGCCCTTCAAAACTGGGCTTAATTTTTTTCTTTTTTCTTTTTTCTAAACAGTTTTATCCTATTTCTCATGAGTCAAGTTAAGAAAATGACTGACTTATATCCCGGTGTATATGATGGCGCTGTCGACGAGGCAGCAACCGTCATAAACGCTATCGCAGACGAATCCATTACAATCGGATCTCCTGTAATTTTGGTCGCAGCAGGCACAGGTGAATTGGCTCCTAGAGTCGAACCTAATGCCTCACAAGGCGCATGGGCTTATGGCGTATGTGTTGGTGGTCAAGATAATGGCACATACGGAGGCAGTTCAGAAGTTGCAGCAAGTGCAGCAGGCGAATCTGTCAAAATATGTACTAAGGGCAGATGTAAGGTTAGAGTCAACGGTTCCACAGGATCTATTGCTATTGGAGCAAAACTTACTATTGACGCAGTTGATGGTATTGCCGAAGTAGCAGCAGCAAGTGATGAAGTCTTCGGACGTGCATTACAAGCCTCCACAGGAGCAAGTGACTTTATCTTATGTGATGTCAACAGTGAGGGAGTTGTATAGATATGACATACAAGGACAAATACACACGCAGTTCAATACTTGATCTCCCAGAGTTCAACCACGTTAAAGAAACACTCCAAGTGAGTGCAGAAATTCGTGCTAACGCAGGAGAGGAGTTCAACATTTGGAAGCCTATTAGAGAAACACCACTCAAACTATTCTTCGATAAATCCGAAGGATCTATGCTACAAAACCGTCCAAACCCACATCTTTCTGAGATTTGGAAAAGACAGTTTGGTATTCGAATGGGAGATTATGCTAAAGGCAGTGCTTCAAAATTGCAAGAAACAGTTTCTGTTCCCGGCACACTCTCTGCTTTGAAAATTGCAGATGAGATTATCGAAGGCGCAGAACCTTGGAGTGATTGGAAACAATACTCTCACTTGATCAATATGGACACTCCAAAAGTGAACGTACCAAAGACTAGATACAATAATCAAGTTGGAGGCGCAAGTGCTGACACCATTAACATCTTCAAAGAAGCAGGAGGAAAACCACCTGTAATGGGAGGTAAAATGGAAACTATTGAGTTGGATTGTAGCAATACAGCAAACTCATTTAGAGGCACTATTCAAGTTGAACGTAATGATGTAAAAGACAATAACTTCCTAGCCGTTGAACAACCACTCAAAAACGGTGGAAATCTATTCTATTACTTAGCAGGCAAGAGAATCATTGATGATATGGTTACTGATACTGCCACAAATACTGATACAAGAGCCAACTTGGATCTTGGAACAAGTGTTCATTCAGAATTTGAAGCACTATCTAACGTTATCAGATCACAATTCCCCGGCACTCAAAGAAATAGAGCAGATACAATGTTCATCAATCCATCTGATGCAAATCAGGCAATCAGTACTTCTACTGGCGCAAGTGGAACATATCCATTCTTGTCCAGATTCATACTTGGACCAACTGACGACAGAGATGTTGTTAATAATTCAGGTTTGGCAGGAGCATTAGGATTGAAAAACGTATGGGAAACACCTCAAATTACAGCAGGAACAGTAATGATCACAAAACGTGACGTTGCACAAGTTGTAGGTGTAAGAGAAGATCTCACCCTTGAGAACTTTGACCTTACAGTAGGTGGATTGTATAACACTGACTTAGTAATGAGATTTGATGTTCAGGAAGCAGATGAGAATGGAGCCTACAAGGTAACATCATTCTAGGAGTGAAATGAATATGTCAAAACTTTTCTGTAAAAGATGTAGAGCCGAAGCAGAAGGCAAGAACTTCGCAGAATGTGACTCCAAAATAGACCACGCAAGAGGTTTATCCATTGGACGCAAATGTGCAGGACTTGAATCTGATTTAGTTTTCACTGATACAGCAAAAGCCAAAGTGATAGCAAAAAAGTCCACTAGCAAATAGTGGCAAACCTTTTTTCCTTTTTATTTTAATAAACACCTAAATCCTTTATTTATGATTAAAACAATAATTGAATGAACTGGACAAAACGTGGAGCAAAACTTTTAGCAACTTATATCACAGGATATTCCGGTGGAATGGGAACACTTCTAGCATTGGGTGTAATGGACTCTCATGTAACATTCCATTTACTATTTACGATCCCAAATATAACGGGATTAATCACGGCTCTGCCACAATTAGGGAAAATATTGAATGAATATGGGACAGAATGATGAATTTTAAATCTTTTCTAGAAAATAAAATTAACTCATATTATTCCAATGGTAAAAAATCTAAATGTTGGAAATACAACTTTTGTAATCTTTTTGACAGTGTTGATGATTAATGTCTAACCCTGAAAGAGTCTTTGGAACATTAAACTCAGAAGGTGTTTTCCTGTTTCAGGAGGGTTCAAACTGTATCTTATATCTACTAATTCATCATGGTAAACCTTTAGTCAATATTATTTAATTACAAAACTACATAATTACAAAATTACAAAACGCCATAATGACAAAAACCCTAACTATTAGTGACGACGTACATAGAAAACTCAAAATGGAAGCAGCAAAAAGAGGCATTTCCATTAGTGAACTAGCAGAGGAGAAACTGAAATGAAGATTGCAATAATGTTTGTAATTGCTTTTCTAGTAGGATCTTATGCCTATGTTTATGCCGAAGAACAAACAGTTGACGAATCAGTTATTGTTCCGTTTGAGTTCAATGGTAGAGTTTGTGGAATGTTAGAGAATGGTAATTTTGTTTGTGAATGGGATCCATCAATCATTGATCTAAATGATATTATGGCTAACGGAACAACAGCAATCCCTAATCCAACCGAAGCAAGCACAACCGTTAATCAAACAGAAGCAGAACCTGAACCAACAGTTGAGGAAGAACCTGAAACAATCCTTACAAAGTTTGAGAAAGATCTTGAAAGATTAGAACAACAAGAAAAACTCAATTCAATAGATAAGGAATATTTGGCGCTGCTAAAGAACTTAGCAGAATGTCAAAGAGGTTATGCTGAATCATTCGGAGTAATGGAACCCTCATCATTCCCAATATCCTACACTTGGATAAATGATAGAAATGGCGAATCTCCTGAATGGACTAAATCCTTTGATTATAAAGGACGACACGCTGAACTCAAAAAAGGTATTGAAGAATGTAAAGCCATTCGCACGATCCTCAATCCAGTGACTTTAGGAGTTTATACATTACACATGGGACAACACTTTGGATCTATCCAACCTCATCATTCTGAAAAGGCAATAGTTGATGAAGGTAGATGGCTAGATGTTAAGACTCATGTTCCACTCAATGAACACAATTTCATAGAGTCACTTGAGGACGCAAAGAACGCAATTTGTAATCATACCTTATACGAACAACGAACAAAGGATTATGCAAATTGTCCTCCTATCCAATATCCCGAAGGTGATATTGTAAACCAAAAGAGATTCATCGAATATGGATCATCAGTTGAAGATAAATGGAAAAACTATCTCACTGACGGAGGTTTACAACAGGCTAAGCAAATAATGGGTGAAAAACTAAGAGAGAAGGCAGAACAACTTAGAGAAACCCAAGCAATACAAAGTCAACAATACACTGGCGAAGGTTACGGACAATGAGTCCAACCACTTTATTTTTTCTAATCGTAGTTATAGCAATTTTTGTAATTGGAGTCATGAAAGTTTATGGGGATACTCCGGACGAAATTATTTGGGCAGTAAATGAAGAACATGGATTGAGAGCCGTCCCGATTTACTATGTAGATGAGATTGAAAATCATGGAGAGCATACTAAAGGTGTTTACAATCCTGTATTAGATGAAATTAGAATACTTAAAGGAGTAGGCGATTTTTATGCTGTTCCCGGTTGCACTATTCGAGATCACGAAATATTACATGCTTGGGGATATGACCACGTATCCATGCAGGAGTTTAATTGCCCAAATCCAAACGTAGATTATGACGCTTTACAGTATAGAGAAACTTTTGTTAAACACTGGAATCCGAATTATGAGTGGAATGGTTATGAACGATAATACTTACAAAGCCTTATTCACTGGACTAGTGATAGGCATGGTTTTCTCAATAGTCACTTTCTCAATAGGATATTATGTGATTCCAAAATGAAACCTACTTGTCCTCACTGTAATAGTGAAAACTTGGATCAAGGATTAAACGGAAATATTCTTTGCCATAATTGTAAAAACTTCTTTAGGTTACTAGCCACATGGGTAGATCCCTGTTCAATCACTAGTAATAACTAAATAATATCACTATGAGGATTTGATATGGGAAATTTACCATTTGATAAATCCGACACTGCTTTAATTGTCGGATTAGTCTTTTTGGGAATATTCGCAGGATTAGTCGTTTACATTATTGCTGACGCAGATCTAACAGAAATTAAGATCACAGGTAATATTGACGCAAACTACATCTTTGGAATATTTACCGGAATAGTAATTGCCTTTATTGGATTCATCGGAATCACTAGAGGTAAAGTAACAACTCAAGGAAGTCAAAATTGACTTTCATTTTTTCTACTGACAACATAAATCCGAAAGTCTATGAAAAGATTTTCAGAAGATTCTTTATGCTTCAATTTGGTTGGGAGGATTGGGTTGTTTTCAATAGAGAGTTTGACGTCCATATAGTCCCGGTTGAAAAATCAGATCAATATCGTCAAATGTATGGATTAACTTCTTGGAATACTTCTAATGCTATACCTTGGGGATTCACTCAACCTCCAAATGTCGTATCAAATAACACTGTAAAAGGTAGGGTATTTTGGTTCGTTAATGATACTAAAAACCCGTTTATTCTAAGACAGAACGCTGAAAAGGGACTCCATGAAGCACTCCATGCCGGTTGTTGGATAGTATTCGGGACGGAACGTATGAAAAGGAAATATGATGATCCTCAAGCAAAAGCCGGAACAGAAGGAGCAAAGTATGTTATTGTTCCACATGATGTAGCATACGGCACTAAAGAAACTATCACTTTTTGGATTAGATATGGAATAATTTGGCTTCCAATAAAGGCATTATCCGTTAGAAATTATTTGCCTTGAAAACAGTTTTAACCTAATATGATAAATCAACCTCATGGGATTCTTACATGAAATAGATCTTTTCTTGGGAAAGGCATTACAGAATCTTCAATGGTATTTCAATCACGAACTGCCAATAGCATTAGGCATGAAAGAAAATAGTATTTCTCAAGGACGATTAACTGTTATTAAAAATAAAGGTAAATGGAATGAAGAAATTATTTGTGAAAATAAAAGAAATTTGTTAACTGACGCAGGACGAACTAAAGCCCATGCACAAATTTACACTAATACCTCAGCAGGAGCCAGAGGTTGTGGATACATTGCCGTCACTGTAAATACTGGAACTCCGGCAGATGGTGATACTGTTCTTACAGGTGAAATCACGACAGGAGGTTTAGCAAGGGCTGACGCTTCAACAAAATCTACTTCAACAAATACTACTACAATATCTCACACTTTTACTGCTTCTGCAACTCATACTGCCGTCCAAAAAGCAGCATTATTTGACGCAGCAAGTTCAGGGACAATGTATCATATTAACACCTTTACAGCAACAACTTTAATCTCATCTGACACCTTAACTGTCACATGGACTTTGACTTTAGACGATTAGAGGAATTACAATAAATGACTCTTGCCTCAACTTCTTGGAAAGAAGCAACAGATACAACAGAAGGCGATTCTACCAAATACGGAGTCCCTGACGGATTATTACTTTATGCACAATTATTCAATGGAGATCTTAATGTTGATAATGTAGATATTAACTCACCTTGGTTTTTTAGGACAGGCAAATGTCAATTTCAGAATACTGCTAACACTTTTGGATTTAACATAGATTCAAGTGCTGCTATTGTAGCCGACAGAGATGTAGCATTTCCACTCTTAACTGGAAATGATACCTTTGTTACAGAAGCCATGATACAATCCATTTCCTCTAAAAAGATTGGTAATTGGTTAGATTCAGTTGAAATTGCTGCTCCATCTAGTCCGGCAGCAAGTGAACATAGATTATACTTTGATTCCACTTCAAATAATCTTACTACAAAGAACAATGCAGGAACAGTAGAAGAATACACCACAAACTCCGGAACTCAAACTTTAACTAACAAAACAATAACCACTCCAACTTTAACAATATTAGACAACGCATTAACGATTCAAGATAATGCTGATAATACCAAACAAGCCGTATTCCAATTATCAGGAATCACTACTGCTACAACTAGAACATATACACTTCCTGACGCAGATACCACTCTAGGAGGAGGGGACGCTTTAACAACAAACGGATTAGATCAATTTGCTGCTACAACTTCTGCTGAATTGGCAGGAGTAATATCAGATGAGTCAGGATCTGGAGCATTAGTATTTGCTACAAGTCCAACTTTAGTCACTCCGGCTCTAGGCACTCCGGCAAGTGGAACTATGACTAATGTTTCAGGAACCTCCGGAATAACAGGCTTGGGAACTCAAACTCAAGACTTGGAAATGGGAGGGCAAAATATTCAGAACGGTGGAGTTATTTTCCTAGCAGAACAAGCAGAGGCTGACGCAGATGTAGCCGGTGAGGGACAGATTTGGGTAGATACAGCAACTCCAAATACTTTGATGTTTACAGATGATACAGGAACTGACTTTCAAGTAGCCTCTAAAACAGGAACTCACTCTGCAACAGAAGCACTAATAATTGCAGCCAGTGATGAAACAACAGCACTAGCAGGAACAGAAACAGCAAAATTTGTATTACCTTATGGATTTGAAGTAACTAAAGTTAAAGCATCATTAAACACCACAGGAGCAAGTAATGTAGTAGTCACAGCAACGATGGGTGGTTCAGCATTAGCAACTGTGACAGTTAGTGGAACTGTGGCAGATGATTCTTCCCCAACAAATACAACTGGAAGTGAAAATGATGTTGTATCAATATCCATTGGTGGTGCAGATGCAACAGCTACTGGATTAAAGGTCTATTTAATAGGTTATCAGGTGTAGTTAAAGAATCATGATTCGTGATTCATTCTTAAAGAAAAATAGGGAAACAAAATCTCCATTCATTACAAATCCATACAGATTTGCAGCAGCAGCAGTAGGTGGTTGGGTAGAACTTGGAAGAACTACTTTGGAAGAAGAAGGAGATGATATTGATGTAGATGATTTAGATGATAAGCGATACTATATGATTTTAGGAGATATGAGAGATGGAACTGGAGACCACGGAAGCGGTATCATATTAAACAATGACACTGGAAGTAACACCTATGCTGTAAGGAGAAATGTAAATGGTGGTAGTACTGATTCTACAAATACTAATCTAAGTTCAAGTGGTGGATATATCACAGATGTTCGTTCAACCCATAATTTTAACGTCACATATTTGTCTAACTTATCATCAAAAGAAAAACTTTGGATAAATCAAAATGTTCATCAAAGTACAGCAGGAGCAGGAACCTCACCAGCAAGAGAAGAAGGAGTGGGAAAATATACAGGAACAGCAAGTGCTGTGAATAGATTTGCTTATCATAATTGGCACACTGGTAACTATGGAACTAATTCAGAATGTGTCGTACTTGGTTGGGATGAATCAGATACACATACTGATAATTTTTGGGAAGAATTGTACTCACAAGAATTAACAAGTACAGGTTCATTAGATACAGGAGTTGGTGGAATAGCAGCAAAAAAATACTTATGGATTCAAC